TAAATGATGATATAGTCTGAACTATATGGCGACATATAGCAGATATAGGAGTAAAATGAACTACACAAATCATTATGATGAACTCATACGCAAGTATGGTAAAAAGGAAAAGCCAGAGTCGTACTCTGAACTTCACCACATATTACCTAAGGCAATGGGCGGCACCGATGATAAAGAAAATCTTGTATACCTCTCGTTAAGAGAACACGTATTAGCCCATCACTTATTATGGAAAATACATCGCAATCGTTCAATGGCATTCGCGTTTACTATGATGTCTCGGAGATCCGGCAAGGACCCCAAGGAAATCAGTAAAGCACAGTCTGCTATTAATAAAGGACGAAAGCTTAGTCAAAAGAGAAAAGATGAGATATCCAAATTCCATAAAGGCCGTAAGAAGCCAAAAGGGTTTGGTGAAAACCTCTCTAAACTACTTAACGAAAAACACCATCTGGCTAAACAAGTCAGCATAGGTGGAATAGTATACACTTCCTCGCGTAAAGCAGGAGAAGCCCTTAATCTCTCTCACCGTACAATCGGTAGAATGATTAAAAGAGGAGATGCTACCTATATCGGGTAAGTATTAACGAAACTTACTGAACACAATGTTTATGGTGCTGCGAGAGCTACACAAGCCGCCGCTATTGAAACCAAACTTGCTAAAGTATTAGCTAAGAAAGAGTACACTATTATCAGTGTTGCTGAAATTCGAGGTGTGAATAAAGCTATTGATGAAAAAATAAAAGCAGCACAAAGAGCCAATGCTCCCGCTGTTGAAAAGAGTCTTAGAGAATTAAAGGCTGAGTTAAATGAGATTGTGAACAACGGAGCGCCCATCGGGAACCGATTGATTGCTCAAGCTCGTGACTCTCATCCTGACGTCGAGGACTTCGTAAACAAATTAACCAATGTCCGCACGGGTCTAGTAGGCCCCAAACAATTCCAACAAATAGCATCAATCATGAGTGAGAAGCTGGGCGAGATAGCCCCTATCACCGAACGATATGTTGACTTCTGGAAGGACGTTGCTAAAATCTACATCACTGAGTCTGAACGGGTTGATATCCCTTGGGTCACAGTAGATGGGAAAACGCTTTTCCAAAGATACCGACCGACTGTACAACATAGAATAGACTTTACTGACCCCGTAACGGGACGTAGAGTTGCTAATGTCTTTGAAGATACAACTACGGATGGTTCTTTACAAGGAAAAGTGTCTATCATTGCCGCCCGTTTAGGGTTAGGTGTGAATGGTAACCATATGAATGATGCCACACTCGTGAGGCAGTTTCATTTATGGGGTAGGAAAAACAATGTTGCCACTGGTACAGTACATGACGCCTTCTTTACTAACATCGGTTATAGCCTTCGTGCTAAAGTCGCTCTTAGAAAGATTTATGCGGATGCTGTTGAAGGTGAAACAATGCTGAAAACTTTGCAGGCTATGAGAGCACGCGGGTTGTCAGAAGCTTCCTACCAGAGCCTTTTAAAGAGGGCAATTCGGGACGGATTAATTAATCCTAAAAATCCCTTAACTTCAAAAGAAATATTGGCACCGATACCTCCCGGTTGGGATTGGTACGGCATAGGTCCATAGAGGATTGCTAATAACCTAACCAAAACTGTAGGCAATGTTTGCCCACATAACCCAAATTAACCCAACGGTCCGTGACCAAGGAATAATACAATGTCTGAAGAAAATTTAAATAACGAAGAACAAAATGAAGCACCACAAGCTACCTCCGAAGAACTATCTCGTATGGTTCGAGCTCAAGTCGAAGAAGAACTCGCTGCTATTAAAGGCAAATTGAATGATGCATACGCATCACGAGATGACGCTGTTAAGAAAGCAGTTCAATTCGAAGAAGAGAAGAAGGCAGTTGAAATTGCACGTCTCGAACAAGAAGGCAAGCACAAGGAAGCAGGCGACATTCGCTTGGCTGAATTATCTGCAAAGCTAGAAGTAAGAGAAAAGCAAGTAACTGAACTAACCCGCGATAACGTTGTACGTGATGCGCTTAGGGGAATGGAGTTTCGTAATGATACAGCCGCTGAATTCGCATACCGCGATGTAGTAGGGCAGCTGGTACAAGACGAAAACGGCCAATGGGTTCATCGTACAGGCGCTTCAATTAAGGACTTCGCTGATAGTTTTAAGAAAGACGAAGACAAAGACTTTTTGTTTAAACCTAAGCAATCTTCAGGAACAGGGCAGCAGGCTAACTCTGTTACCCAAGGCGCTTTTGACGCTAAGAAATCCATGTCTGAAATGAGCTTAGACGAAGTAATGGCTGCAGCCGCAGCTGGCCACCTTGACGGTGGAAAAGATTGGCGCTAAGCTAATCACCAACTCTTAAATTAACATAAATTCCAAAGGAACATACAAATGGCAATTAAGTCAGCCGATTTCGGCACACTCAACAAAGCAATCTCTGCTTACACTGACGAAGCTTACACTCGCGCAAAGAAACTGGTATCTACCGGGATCATGGGCAGCGAAGCATCTATCAATCCAAATGGCGAAGACTACATTGGTCAGGTCCGATTCTACAAGCCTTTAGGCGCATACGCCACTGGTGAACAGCACGTTAACCCTGATATCTCAGGCAAGCAAACTACTGTTGTTAACGTTGCTACCCAAGATGAAAACTACGGTACTACTACTAACATCAACACTAGCGTAGAAACTTACATCAAGACTGTTCGTACCCACGGTGCTAACGAGTACTTGGTACAAGAAGTTATTTCTAAGCAAGATGGTCTCGCTAAGATCGCTCGTGATTTCTCTGAAACTCGTGCAGAAGACGAAGACCAAGCTTTGCGTTCTTGTCTCGCTGGTGTTCGCGGCTCTGAATTAGCCAAGGCTAATGCTCTTTTTACTGCTGCTCCAGTAAAGACTCTCTTGTCTGAGATTTGGGCTGGCAACGCTGTTGACGGCGATCCTGCTAAAGCATTCGGCTATGTAGCTTCTTCTAAAACTCTTATTAATACCGGTGCTGACCTTGTCAAACTGGTAGACGTTACTCAATCTGTCCCCGGTAAGCGAGTAGAACACATCATCCGCGCTATGGGTGCATGGTCCGACTACGCTCCTTCTTTTGTCTACCTCGTAGTAGGCCCTGAAACTTACCTCGACATCAAAGTTGCCAACTTAGTTGACGACGAGCGTGTAACCGATGGTAACATCTCTTTCGAAACTATTTTGAGCGGTCAGGTACGAATTATCGTATCACGAAACTTCTCTGCTTCCGCTGCTGCTGCTACTAACGTTGCTTTGGGCTCTGGCAATACTGCACCTAAGACGTCTTTCATGATGTTGCCCGGTTCTGTATACATGGCTCCTGTTTCTGTTCCTAATCCTGTTGCTATGGATCGTAACGAAAGCGTAGGTAGTGGTTCTGGTCGAACAACTGCTTGGTACCGTTGGGGCTATGTAATGCACCCACGTGGCTACACTTTTGCTGGCACACAGACTGCTTTTGCTACTAATGCCACTCTTGGCGCAGCTGCTAGCTGGACTCGTCAAGCTGACATTTTGAACCTCGGTATTCTCCCAATCTTCCACGTATAAATATAAGGAATTATCATGGCTCTCATAAAAGGCACTAACGCATATGTAAACCTAAATGAAGCCGGTAATTACTTTGATGATCGTATTGATGCCACTGCTTGGACTCTAAATGAGGACAAGCAGGAGGCAGCTCTTATCACCGCTACTACTCTCCTAGAACAGGAGAAGTGGCGTGGTCAAAGCGTATCATTTAGTGGCGCAAGCCTCAGTTGGCCCCGCTCCGGAAACTTTGTTGCCGCAAATAGAAACAGAACAATAATATTTGATTCTAACTATGCTTTTCCTAGTTCTACAGAAAAAGAAAATGCAGTACCAATTGACATTCAGCTATTAAGAAAGTCTTGCTACGAACTAGCAATGCATCTTATTTCTAATGAAGGTATTTTAGGAGACTCCGCATCTGTTCAAAGCTTGCAGGCTGGACCTATTAAGCTAGATACAATTAGAGCCGCATCTATAATCCCTCGGTATATCCGAACATTATACGCAGATATGTCTCACGGGGGTTCCCAGAGACAGTGGGATGCTATTTAATGGCTTTCACTAAATTAATCCAAGACCAAGTAAAATCTGCTTTCTCAATTGTTGGAGACTTAGCTACTGAAGTTACCTTAACTACTGCCAAAGATACCAATTATTCTTTTGGTACTGGAACTGTAACGTCTGCCACTTCTACTACAACCGTTAAGGCTATTATAGAAGAAAGTATTAGACGCGCTAATCCACAAGACTTTGGTGTAGTAACTAAGACAGTATACATTCAAAGAATTGACTTGCCAGACCCAACAAGCTATGATACTGTAACTATTGGCACTAAAGTGCATAAGATAGTTCAGTCAATCAAAGATATTGCACTGGTGACTCTCACTGTAACGGAGGTTTAAAATGGCAACTATTGTTACTACCACCCCTACTCACAGTAAGTATGCGGATGTTCACGCCGATATAGAGGAAGTTTTTGCAACTGCTGCATGGAA